TATTCTTACAGATGTCAAGACGATAAGACACTACTAGAACTAAGTCGTAGCGTTGATGAACGAGATGACCTAGCCGAGTGTCCGCAATGTAACAGAGAAATGATTAGAGAGTATCAAGCAAACCCAGTTCACTTCAAAGGTACTGGGTTCTACTCAACTGGAGGATAAGAATCTTCTTCCGAAGCAACAGTATCAACATCTCTGTAAGGTTTATACCCACCTATTTTATTTATCAGCCTACTAATGGAACGCTTAAGTCTCATTCGTGCGGCACTATCAGTACCAAGTTCTAAGTAGTTTGCTATCTCGCCGAAGTCTAGGTTCTCTGCGAAGCGTAAGAATATAATTCTTCTATCTTCTTTATTTAACTTCCAGTAACCTGAGTCAATCTCTAACATCATAATAGTTAGGTTGCCACCTTCGGCGGGAGCAGACGGCTTGCCAGTAAATCCAAGGTTTAGTTTATGTGTAACACCATATTCACCACGCAACACAGGTGGTAGTAATGCTTCTACAATTTCAGATTCATAATAATGCAAGTCACTAAGATCGTAGCCAACACTTTTAGCCTTCCATCTTTGACAGTAATCCAATGCTTGGTTACGAAGTGAGCGATAGATTAAGTTCTTCGCGTCCTTCTCACCTATTGCTTCCCAGTCTTTAAGTTTATTTGGGTGCTCAGCAAACCATTGATACAGCGATTGCTTTATATCCTCTCGTTCTACCATACTAAACTTCCTATGATAGTCCGATGCAACCGCTGTTACAATGTAGTCCCACTTCTTAATACTATCCCAGTCCAATTACTTCCACACCTTCTTATCGAATACGAATGAACCGTCCATATTAACTGGAACCAATTGCGGTGTGACTTTATTTCCATCAACATATAAGATACCGAATCCTTTATGCCATGTAAACAATCCACCTCTAATATATTTAGCAAACTTAAAGTCCATTAAACAACCAACCTCTAGACCCCATAAGGTCTTAGGTGTGCCACCAAAGTATGACTGGGTGTAATGTGTTAAGCCCATTCTGTGCGTGTGTCCACATACTACGCTCATACCAGCACGCTTGGCTAGACCAAGTGCAGTAGCACCAGCAGTAGGTTGCACATTGCCTTCATCACCATGCAGTAACAACCAATTAGGTGCTAGTTCATATGGTTTCTCGTGATATGTAATACCTAAGTCATCAAGTTTTAAGAAGTTCTTTAACTCTAACTCAGGTAAACCAGCAAGACCAGGCGCTCTCATTCTAATTGTATTAAATAATCTATCTGTATGATTACTTCTAATCATATGCTTAACCTTTAATGATTCAAGGACGCGATGAGTTTCATCTCTGTCTCTAGCAATAGACTTCTCATGCTCAAGGTCGGTACCCTTACTCCATTTTGAGATAGTCTGCATGTCCATTTCATCCCCAACAGATACCACCTCATCAGGTTTATATTTCTTTATGAAATTAGACAGCGCTGAGACTGCCTTCCTATCGTGGTACGGTACCTGTAAATCAGACACGCAGACTATAACCTTCATTGGTCTCCCTTAATTTATTCCTAGTAATGTTACAAGGAAAGATAGTAAAGATAAAAGTTCTAACTGAAACATTGCTAATATTAATTCGATCATTTATCCCATTGTCCCCTCAGTACCAGCAGTCCTATGATTGCATAGTTTGCCATGTCCTTGAAAGAATCTTCAAGAGACTCGTGCTCAGGATTAGATTGGCTATCATATAAGTTATTTATACGAGCCAACTTATCATGCATACGAACCCTGAGTCCATTCAATGCACCACCTGGTGCTTCGGATATATTCTTTGGTCCGTAATCTTTATGTTTAGATAATAATAAATCTAATAGTTCTTGAAAGGTTTGTGCTACGGCTGATTCAAAAGAGATACTGTCAGGGTAACTACGAGTTTCCCATCCATCTTCTTTATCTGTGCTATATGGAAACCTTGACTTTCCAAGTGGGTTATAATCTGCCATTCTTCACTGCCCTCCTTCAAGTAGTTGTTTGAGTTCGTCATCTATTTCCATCATCTGTGATTTTATTATCATCTCTTCTACTATATCTTTGATTGCTTCGGGCTGTGTCTCTGCCGTAAACAATGTCATATATGTAGACTGGGTTATAATCTTTACCTGTTCAGGTTGGTTTGCATATTTATACAGACACCTGAGTAAAGAACCTATCATTAACCTAGCGCCATTAGGTAAGATTAAAGATGGATCAAACTCTTCATCATCTTCTAGTAAATGATCGGTTGCTTGGAATACATTATCAAATTGTTCGCCACATTCAGGGCAAGGAGGTACTATCTTATCCATTTAATCCAGCCTTATCTCTTATATAATCAGCACCATACTTAACATATGCACTGTTCACATCTTCTCCGTCTGGCAACTGCACGATAGTGACGGGCAACTCCCTTGCCAAACTATTGGCAAACTCTTTTCCTGGTTGATCTCCATCTGCAAATACAAATACTCTTTCAAAGTCCGCGAGTAACCTGGTATAATGTTTCTTCCAACTGTTAGCACCAGGCACGCCGACGCAAGGTATACCAATGCAAGTAGATAAAGTAATTGTATCAAGTTCACCTTCACACACTCCTATAAAGTTGCCTGCTTTTTCTATATCTAATACATTATACATCTTAGTTTCTGCTCCAGTTAATCCCATGTACTTAGGTTCAACAGCAGGATTAAGGCTACGAAAACGTAGATCGACAACACCAGTCTTGGTAATATATGGTATCGATAATCTTCCTTGAAATGTTTCATGTCCAATCTCAGCCTCCCCGACTACGCCGAATCGTGCCAGTCGTGCTGCCTCCATTGTTATACCTCTGCTTCTGAGGTAATCCTCTGCCTGATAAATGTTTGCCCCGTACCTTGTTGCTGCTTGTCCCAACAATTCCTTCTGCGATTGACTTTGCTTCACGTATATCTACCCTCTCTTGTTGTGCAACGATTTGTAAACTGTTTCCTTGGACTCCACAGGCAAAGCATATGTATATATTTTCAACGAGATTAGCGCTTCCAGATTGATGAGTATCTGAATGGAATGGACACTTGAGATTAACCTGTCTGATTCCCTCCCTGACCTGCGCTCCATAGTGGATGAGTATCTCTCTAATATTTGGTAAGTCATTTGCCTGCCCTCTTAGTCCATTGTTCAAAGTCTTCCACCACCCAAGCCTTATCTATACCTGATTGTCTACGCTTAACTATTACAAATTTATATGGTACTTCTTTTAATCCTCTAGCCTTAGCATAATTCTCTGCCTCTACCTCAGCCTCACGCCAGAACTGTGGTAAGTCTAACTTCTTTGTTGCCTTTAACTCTAGTATGTTTGCTGCTCCATCTAAGAAAGCAACTACATCACCCTCATCTTTAGCACCAGCCTTAGTTAATCTCTCCGCTAGTATATCCTTAGAGCGTAGCCACTTAACTACACTAGTCTCAAAGGTAGCGCCTTTACGCTTGCCATATGAACTCATTCGCATTCCGTACAGTAATTTGATGTCCGAATATGTGGTATATACATTACAAAATTTCTACCACAATGAAAACAATTAATAGATGTCCAATCAGTTGTGTTGTCAACAAAATAAAATGGATTCCTAATCCTTAGTTTCCTACTCATGTGTGAACCCATCTATTGGTATACGCCAACCATTTATATAATTGTCATAGTACTCAGGCTTCATAAACTCTTCGGGATATGCAACACCAAATATTTCTACCTGAGAAAAATATTCTAGGTCTAAACATTTAGTTCCAACTATAACCTTACCCTTATCTTTACCCCAGAATGGTATGCTATCTTGAGTTCTAATAGACCTTACCTCTAGGTTTTCTCCAACATCGGGCAATGAATGACGCTTCTTATGTAAAGCATTTGGATACCAAGGATTGTTCCAAGCAAAATTGTAATGCTTAGCAACAGCCCACTCACATACATTAGCCCGTATGTTAGCGTTAATCTCAGGCTCTAGTCTGCCATCTGCTTTACCTTGTGCGTAGTTAGGTTGGTCAGTAGAACCGAACTTAGTTAACCATCTCTCTACGGCAAGCATAGTGCATACTCTAACCTCATCTTTATTTAATTCTATTATCATTAATTATTTTCTGGTATATCATCAACGAACATGTACTCAGGATTGAATGCAATCCAAGTCATTAGTCCTCCACCTGCGTCTGCTCTTCCGTATCTGTTCTTGACTGGAGCAACACCCATTGAAGTTCCGACAACACCAAGTGTACATATAAGCGCTGGTAATTGTGCCACCTTACCTTGGATAGCAGAGCGTGGCTGACACGGTGTCCCAAGAACAGCCTCACTAGTATGGTGAAGAACGACAACAGCCGAATTAGTAGCACGAGCAAGATATTTTAACTCCTTCATTATCGCTCTCATTGAAGCGAACTCTTCGCCACCATCAGTGGCTACATCCATTAAGTTATCTACTACGATAAGAGTAGGAGAGCAACCCCATAGTTCTTCAAAGGCTTGGACTTCTTCATCAATATCTTGTAGTGTTGGTGCTGATTCAAATGACCAGACTATATGGCTACTCTTGGATAGAGTAGCCTTAGTCCAACCAACATCAGAATGTAACATCCCCTCTACATCTGTTTGGTTTTTTCCAGAAATCATAGAGGCTAAACGCATAGCCATAGTATGTGCATTAGTATCTGCTGAGATGTAAAGTGTTGGCACCTTCATCTTCAATGCTAATGCTAATGCAAGTGTTGACTTTCCAACTCCTGGTGCTGCTGCAAACATAGAAACTTCAGACCTACGGATGATAATCTTGTTTGATTCAAATGCCTTGAAGCACGATGGTAGTGGTTCCCCGCCAATACTGGCACGACCAACTGATCTGACAAGTGTACGCATCCTGGTTCCTTTCTAGTTCCGTAAAAAGATTTATGCCAGTCTATTAATTTACTGGCTTGCATTGGTCTGCTGTCCCTTGTGGAGATGGACAAGCCCAGAATGCATATGGTTTACCGCTTGCTTTGCTGATTCCCTCTCGCCATATACGGGCTCCGTGCTTGCACACTGGCGCTGCTGTACCTGATGCTGCTGACACTGGGGTTGGTGCGGAGTAACTCGAGGGCCTTGTGCCTGTAGTGGAACTCGATGTCGATAAAGGGTTTAAGTTATATGAACCCACTATCTTCTGCTGAGTAGCAGCAATCTGTGTGGAGTAATCTCCTACGCCTTCTAACAATACTGATAGTTCATCAGCAGTATTAGCACGTACGTTTATCATATCACCTGATGGTGTCTTATAGGAAACCTGTAGTTTCCAGTCTTCATTTGCCATTGTTTCTCATTTCTTCGAGGTGAACTGACAGTGTTCTGTAAGTCCACAACGATTGCAGTTGTTTGTATTAGGGATAAATATACCAGCCTTGCGTGCCTTATCAAAGGAGGCGACAAGGTATTCAAGTTTCTCTTCTGTATAAGTACTAAGGTCTACCATACTAGAGGTGCCTTCTTGCCTAGCCATCCAGTAAGTACCGTACTTAATATCTATACCAAAGATTTGTTTGAGTCCTAGTTTATAGAAGCCAAGTTGTAAAGTACTAGTTGGGGTTTGTTGTGAAGTCTTGAGGTCAACCACGACCAACTCACCATTGACTTCAAACACTCTGTCGAGAACCATCTTCACTGGTATGCCAGCAAAAATAGGAGTTAACCCCAACTCTATAGCAGGTGCGCCTTCAGGAGTATACCAAATCTTCCAATCAGTATTAGTAGTACGCCAATCAATATAAGACTGAACCCATTCAGGTCCTGTATGTTGCCAGAAATCTACGTTCTCTCTATCGGGAAATGCTTTAGATGTTCTGCCACCAACGCGAGCAAAGGTTAAGTCAACACCTTCTGCTTCTTTAGCCCAAGCACTATTCCATAAAGCAAGTGTATCAGATGTTATCAATAGTCACCTGCTTTGCCAAACGTAAAGCAATAGAAAGCCCAGCCAAATTTTCTGGATACTCTTGGGTATGAATAATTTTATCAATAGCATTTTGTATAGCACCAACTATGATTGCTTTGGTTTCTATTAACCCATCTTCATAACGTTCACGCATAATAGTATTATAAGTTTCCCATTGCATAGTAGTTATACCACCCTCTTCGTTGACAATGCTAATCATAGATTCTCCCTATCCCACATCTCAGTGGCTGTATGAAATGATGACCCACCTACTGACCACACAGAAGGGGCCTCAGGTAGTTGTAGCAATCGACCTAGGTAATACTGGTAACCACAGTCAATGTATGTAGTAAATGCAGAGTAAGATATATGTTCAGGTAATATGTATTCATCTAGTTGTATAGTCATAGTAGTAGTATACCACATCAAGTTGTGGATAAAGGTAGGCAGTTAAAGTTTGCCTCCCTACATAGAATAATATTAAGTGTATAATTGTATATAATATAATATATAATATATAAGACCCCGAAGGGGTCTATTATATATATAATATATAATATATATACTGTGTTGTTATATATATTTCCTTGTATCTCAAACAAAAAAAGACCCCCCTTCCCAGTATCTCTACTAGGTTGGGGGGTTTTCGTGTCTCTAAAGGGCCTTTAAAGGCTAATTAGGG